ACTCATAATCAGGGAGTCCTTGGTTCAAGCCCAAGTGGGACCACCATAGCGGAATAGGCTGATATATAGCGGATTAGAAAGAATAACTAACTCGCTATATATCGTCGTATGAAAAAGTCAAGCCTACCATTTGCAACGAATTTGCAACAAACGCCCCTAAATGAGGCATCGAAAGGACACAAGAGGACAGAATCGTTGCAAATGTTGCAACGCAAACTACAGACCGCTGGAGAAAACTCACTCGCAATACCTAGCATCATGCAAGTATCAGTAGTTATGGATAAGCGCAGAGCCAAGCAAGACGGAACTTATCCCATTAAGTTACGCTACCGATACCGTGGCTCCGCACTATACTACACGCTACCCATATCTATACGAGAGGAGTACTTTGTCGATGGCGTTGTCGTGACGACACGCAATAGGCGTATGCTCAACAACCTCATCGAGGGCTATCGTCAGAGAGCGCAGGCACTACTGGATATGCTCACAGATAGTGGAGATATGCAGACCTTCGCCAAGCCTAGCGACCTCAAGAGCTATGTGGACAGTGTATTGTCAGGAGATATAGACCCGACAGCAGAGCTAGAGCGAAACGAAGCCCCCACCCTTGTAGGCGTTATGGAGAAGTTTATCGAAGAGCGCAAGCCCATATCAGGGTTTAAGTATGTTGAGAGCATACGCACGGCACAGACGAAAGTCGAGGACTTCGATCATGACATATTGCTCAGCGAAGTAACCGTCCGCTGGCTCAGAGCGTTTGAGAGTTATTGTCTTTCCGAAGGTATGTCACTCAATGGTCTTGCCGTCTACCTCAGAAACATCCGCACAGTCATCAACTACGCCATCGATATGGAGCTGATGTCTATCGACCAGTATCCCTTCAGGCGATTCAAGATACGCACCCAGCCCACACAGCACAGGGCTTTGACAGCGGAAGAGCTAAAAGCGGTACTAACCTACCAACCGACAGGAGAGAGAGATGCTAGAGCGAAGGATATATTCATCCTCTCGCTATGCCTCTGCGGTATGAACGTCAGAGACCTAATCCTCATGAAGAAGTCCGACATACGTGGCGGGCGCATTGAGACCCTACGGCAAAAGACAGACGTACCCATATCGCTCGCCATACCGCCCGAAGCGCTGGAAATCATAGAGCGACACAAAGGTAGTGGCGAGTACCTGCTCAACCTCATGGAAGTCTATGCGCAAATAGAGTCCGTACCAGGACATCTCAACAAAGGGCTACGCTGTATACTGCCACACCTGACCACCTACTACGCCAGACACACGTGGGCAACAATCGCCGCCGAGCTAGACGTACCCGACCCCGTTATCGATATGGCGCAAGGACGTACACCCACAGGCGTGACTGCTATCTACGTCAAGCGTAATCCGTACAAAGCTGACGAAGCGAACCGCAAGGTCTTGGATTATGTCTTTGGAGAAATAGACGACTAGCCCTGCTTGCTATTCAAAAAAAAGGAGGCTGTCAAAACTCTAGACACCTCCTAACCTTTTTCGTGACCTCACGCAAATGCTCCAGCTAGACACCACCCAGCCGTCTTATATCCTCTAGCCTATTCAGCCACCCCTTTAGAAAGCGTTTGTGCGTGTAGCGTAGTAGTTCACGCTCCGTAGCCTTGCGACCCAGCCGAGCCTCATAGCGTCGCACGCTCCTATTAGTTATATCGTGTAGGTACTGCACACGAGCTGCATACAGACGCTCGAAGAATGCGCTACCACGACTATTCAGCGCGCCAAGCGTCACATCACCCACCACGCCATCGCACCGCACACCGAGCAGTCGCTGTGGAATCGTTATACCATACGCACCACTACCCCACACCCAGTCCACAAGTATATTAGCCACACCCTGAGACTCTATACGATCTCCCTGCCAGCGATCCCAGTACATACTCTTCAGTATATCCAGCCACTCAGCGTCCGTCAGTCGCCGTAGCCTGTCCACCGTAGGGCGAGGGTAGCCCTTACGCTTGCAGTACTGCGTATAGGTCGACAGCGTCACGCCCATATTCGTCGCACCGCCACGATCTGCGGGGTCATTCACAAAGCCCCCCTCCCACTTCTTTATATAGGGTGCTAATATCTCAACCTTTGCCATTCTAATATTTTGCTGTTGGCTGTTGGCTAAAAGCTAACGGCCAAAGGCTAACAGCCAATTAAACCCACGGGTAAGGTGACGAGCTAGAGGTGACGAGCCACGTGGTGGCGTCTTTACGCACAAAGCGGTAGGTCGTCTTGCTCTCTAGCCACTGATTGGAGGATAGACCATTGCCGGCTGCCGATAGCCCGAAGAAGGAGTGACTATTGGCATAGAGATAGGCTTTGCGGCGGGTCTGTATGTAGATGCTCCTACCGATCTCGGCCGATAGCCCGCTGAATGATATGTACTGATCGCTAGCATCGCTCGTCAGTATCCAGTCGCCGTACCGAGGGTAGAGGGTAGAGCCTCGCTGACGTAGGTCAGTATTGGTGATGGGTGTGATCCGTGTCTCTGCCTCTAGCTTGGCGAGACGTGCGGAGAGGCTGTCTACTTGTCTCTTGAGAGCATTGTGCGTGGAGCGTAGCGTAAGGGGTATCTGCGCTATCTCGTATGTAGGCTTGGGTTCGGTATCAGGGGTGTACACACGTGGCGGTTGATATCCGTAGACGGGACAGCTAGCATGCCTCTTGACCTCTATGACGCCACTATCAGACATGCCTAGCACCTGCAGGGTGCATAGCTGTCGTTGCGTATTATTGATGAGGTCGATGGAGCGGCGATTGTTACCGTCGATCTTGTCGTTGGCGGTGTCGAGGCCTCGCCGTACGGCTTCGGCTTGTTGCAGACTATCACGAGCATCACCGAGGGCTCTGATAAGACCTCGTCTCATATCCTCAGTGACTGGCTCTTGTGACGTGATGCGGGTGCTATACTCAAGCATAGACTTTAGTGGTTAGTGGTTAGTGGTTGGCTTTTGGCCATTGGCTGTTAGCCATTGGCACTAGAAGCACTAGCCAACAGCCAACAGCCAACAGCCATCACACACTCCCCCTCGGGGGCTTGATATGCGGAGCCACCTTACGATAGTAGTTGAGCTGAGCCATCAGGGTCTCTTGATTGCGCAGCACCTCGTCCAGCTTAGCATCCTTCTCCTTCAGCTTCAGTGTCGTATCCATGAGAGCACTCTTCAGCGACGCTATCTCCTCCTGCAGGCTCATAACCTTGCTATTCAGATCACCATTGCGATCTGCCTGCATGTTGATCGTCTCATTTAGCTCTCGGATAGCGTCACTCGTATCCTTCACATGCTCTATGTGACGCTTCTTACGGCCCGCCCAGTATGCCCATACGGTACTGACGGCACCGATGATAGCCGTCACGAGAGCCAGTATTACCTCTTGCCACATCATAGCTTAGAACTCTCTATACAACTCAATATCATAATACGCTGGCGCACCTGCCTCCTTCACCAAGTCAGACTCAGATACATCACACTGCGCTCCTGTCACGATACGCTCCTGTGGCGCACTCGTACGACCCTTATTAACCTTCCACTGCAGACCACTACCCTTAGACTGTGTCACATCTGCACCCGCAAGGTTGCGCACCACCGCCGTATGTCGTATCACAGCTCCGCCACTACTATCATGCGCCGATGACACGATACGACCAGACACTAGAGACCCATCCTGAAACGTCTTGACCGTGTACAGCGACTGCACCTGCGCCGTAAGCTGAGACGATATATTATTCGTCATCTTGCTCTCTGACGCCTGCACAGCAGATGCGATAGCACTCTGTCTATTCGTCGCCTCCTGCTTCAGATCTGTGCGTATAGTTTTCATCTCTCCCGTCAGAGCCGTCTGCATATTCGTCAGCGCCTCTTTTCGGGCTATCTCCTCCTCAGAGACCTTAGACAGTGCCAGCGTACCATCATTGTCCGCCACCTTCTCCCAGTAGTACTGACTACTACTATTACGCACGAAGCGATACATCTTACCACGATCACCGCCCGTGCCAGTCACGATATACGTATCGCCTATATGTACGCTCGGATCACCGCCCTTACCCCATGGCATCGTACGAGCCTTGATCGAGGACTCGGACTCACCAGCCAGCGGACTAGGCACACCCGCATCCGTCCACGTCGACTGCTCATTCTTGACCAGCGTAGTCAGCGTCGCTAGCTCTGATGCCTTAGCTGACACCTGACTAGATAAGCGACTAAACTCTCCAGACTTAAAATCCTCAAAGTCCGAAGTCATCACACTATTCTGCTTCAGACTATTCAGAGATTTCTGTAGGCCATCCGCAAGCTTGGAGGTCTTCTCGGCATTACTCTGTAGCGTAGTCAGACTACCCTCTGCAGTCGTCAAGCGGCCTGACAGCTGACCTGCCAGCGTCGCTGTATCGCTGACCTTCTGATCCACCGCCGTAAGATGAGCATCTCGACCCTGACGGTACACACGACCAGCCTCCACGGCTGCCTTGATACGACTCCACTCATCAGACTCTAACCAGTTAGCCTCCGTATAGCTACCATCTTCCAGCTTGTGAGTCAGCGTCGCAAAGTCTTGACTGACAGAGGCCTTGTCCTTAGCCTGTATCAAACTACTAGTCAGCGTCAAGATCCCTGGCAAGCTCCCAACTACACCCACAGAGCCACTAGATAAACCCGAGACACGCTTACTCCATTCCAAATACAATGACATATACCTATTCCTTTAGTTGATTAAATCTCTATTCCACCTCGCAGCTTAGCACTCACATACACCAGCAGCGCATCATACTTACGCATTCCACACCTTATCTCAGTCCCATCATATAGTAACGTCGGCATATACTCCGCATAGAGCTTACCACGCCACGACCTAGCCCACTCGCTATCCAGCTCCCCACTCCTATCCTTACCTCCTGGGCTGATACGCTCCCACCGCAGGGCAGGCTTATATTTTGACAATGCCAAGTAACGACGCTCCAAGCCATCACGCGACACAAGCTCAGCCTTCAGACGTGACATACCACCAGCAGCCTCCTCCTCTACAACATCAAGACACAACAGCGACGACCTAAGCACATCTCCCAGCGTGATATCATACGTCACTCCCTCAAGGCCTTTTACCTCCCTCGCGTCAAGCACATGACCTTTACTACGACCTGCATACCGCATCAAGCGACCAAACACGATCCTGTCCAACGGCATCGACAGCTCCAACTCCTTAAGACCACCTTCACCACCTTCCAGACGAGACAACGCCTCTCGCACATCACGCTCATCACGCTCATGAGTGGACTGCAGACTCTCTACAACACCCTCCAAACCATCAAGACGAGGCAGCAACTCACGAGCCACATAGTCTCCCACGGGCTCCTTATCGTGCAGGTACAGCTCCCCATCACGATACACCAAGCGAATATCCCCCTCCGCATCACTCAGTACCACACGACCATCCGACAACCTACTATCCTTAAAGCTACCTATACGTCTCAACTCTGACATCACGATTCTTCCTTTACTCCTACATCACGCCTTGCCAACCCCCAAGCAATACTAGCCAACCGATCTGCCAAGGCACTTCGCTCAAAGATCGTACTAACCAAACTAGCACACATCCACACCACAGCTGGACGCAACCAATCAGCCATATCCACACACAAATCATCGCCTCGATGACTCCCCAAAGAATTCAATCCACCAGGCACAGCACCATCTGCACCCACAACACGTGGCTCACGCACAACCACCAAATAAGATAACTCACCAGCTCCAGTGTCCGACAAATTATACCGCCCACCCAACAACGGATAACGCTTGTCCAACTTAGACACATAACTAGGACGACAGTCCAGCGCACGCACACCTCGAGGACTATACACCTCAGCCACAAGAGGCTCGTGACGACTACCACCCACATACGGATTAAACTGCATCTGCCAAGCGACACCATCAGGCTCGCTCAGCTCACGAACCTCCTTACCCCAACCCGCCAGCTTAACAGCCACAAAGCGCAAGCAATCAGCAGGCAACTCCACCAAAACACTCCCCACACCTCCCTTATCGATATCCACACTACGCACGATAACTAGAGGACGATCATCACCTCCCTCCATATCCCACAAACCATCGCCCGCCTTATCCCCATCCACAACCTTAAAGTCCTTTGGTCCCATACGACTAGGTTCACCGCCCGCACCCTGCACCAGCCGTATAGCATCAGGCAAAACACGCCAGATGTACTCGTCCAAATGAGTCCCGTCATAGAGCAGACGACTACCCTCTACAGTAGCCTCACTGCCCCAATCGTACTCATTCAGACGAGTCTCCACCTCTGAAACAACCGAACCTAACAGAAACACAAAACCAAAAAACAGAAAAACCAATAAATCTTCAAAACACGTGTAGCCCTTTATATGGGCTTGACGGCTCGTGAACCGTTGTGTCTAGCGTAGCACCCACCCCGCGAGCTAGTGCTGGAAGCCCCGTATTCGCTTCCGTTGACTAGCCCAGTCTGGGGCGGTGCTGTTGCTGTTAGTTGTTAGCCATTAGCTTTTAGCTAACAGCTAATCCACCTTCCAATCAGGAAACTCCAAACCATACTCCTCCACAAGGCGCAGCACCTCCTGACGATTATTCATACGCGCATACACTACACCACACTCACGATTCAGATAGTCACGCACACCCTTCAGCGTACTCACCCCCTTCACCACCTTGCTGCCCTCCGAATCCTCTACTGACTCGACACTCGGCTCCTCAGCAGACTCGACACTCGGCTCCTCAGCAGACTCGGCACTCGGCTCCTCAGCACATCGCTCAGTTACACGCCAGAATAAACGACACCCTTCGGACAGCATCTCATCAAGGAGCTCTACCTCACCACCATCAGTCGTACTATACCGACAGCCATCCTCCGAAAACGTCACACGACGCCATAACTCGCTACCCCTATAGAGTGGCAAGTTAAGGCGATTGTGCGCTTGATACACTACTCGTACCATCATATCACTTCATCGAAAACGGGATCACACGCATGTGCGCATTCGGATTCTGTAGATACAGAGCCGTACAGCGCGTCAGTACCTTAGCATCCACATCACGCTGACCACTAGAGCGTAAGTCCAGATTCTGACTCTCGGACACACCCGCAAAGTCCTTACGACGCAGGAAGTCCTCATCGACAACAAAGGCACACTTACTCTTGCCAATCACATCCAGCGACTCATCATAGATCACATCAAACGATCCAAAGTTCGTCGACATAGTCTGAAACGTCAGGTCAAACCTCGTAGACGGAGTCACATTAACCTCATTACCAAGCTGTAAGAGAGACAGGTCACTCATAATTTCGCTACCGCAAAACATCGTCTTACGCTTCGAACCATTAGACCCGACAAACGCCTCCTTAAACAGATTCACAAAGTCCTCGGCCGTAATCTTATCACTCGTAGCACTACCCACGATCACATCCTTACCAGCCTGTGGCCAAATACCTCCAGTCGTGTAGACCTCCTTCTTATTCTCATCATAGATAAGACGCTTACTACCCACGTAAAAGCTCACGCTCATACCTCGCATCATATCAAACAGAGCATCCTCCTCCATATCGCTCATCGTGAAGTTAACCTCCTTATTAGCAATCTTCATTGCCGTGGACTCCTCAACCTGAGCCTTAAACTTCTGAGTGTTCTGCTCCTTAGGACGGGGATACACAGCATACGGAGACGTCTGTATATCAGTCTCATTATGCGCTCTACCTGCGCGGATCACCTTACTATCCACAGGCACCTGAGGGAACTTCACACTGCCACCTGCATCCACCGTACCATTCACAGCCGTGATCTTAACCTTACCCCCATTAGCCTCAATAACGTACGCCATAAGAGGCGCATGAGGAGTCTCCTTACCAAGCTCATCATAGCCCTTCACACCAGGGAAGATCAGCGTCTCATACTTAGAGAAGATCTTATTATCTCGACACTCCAGTTCTGCTACCTCAGTCCCAGCCGAGATAGCCGTCTTAACAGACGTCTCTATAGGCAGCGTGTCCTGCTCATAGTACTTAAACGCCTGAGTCTTAGTCGTACTAGACTGAGCTCGTAGCGCAATCGCCGTCAGTGGGTTACTCTGTGGACGTATCTTAACCAGCACACGATCCACATCATTAACCACCAGGTCAGGAGACACAGCACGAGCCTGCTGTACAGTCTCTATATCTCCCACACCTATAGCTGCTGCATCAGTCACACCAGCTACCGTATTAGTGCCATGCTTAGCATCTACATCTGCATAATCCTTTGCCATAACTTATCCTATCTCTTTTGTTATTATACTATACTACTTCATATCATACATACTCGGCCTGCGTAGTGGACGCACATCTTCCACATCATCTACCTCTGACTCCATATTTCCACCCGTAGGGTGTGGCAGACCATCACCCTCCGTACGCTTACGCTCCAGTTCGATACGCTCATTGCGACCATCTACAAGACCACGAGTCTCAGCCGTAGCCACATCCTGCGTGTACTGCATACCCTTCCACAACAGCTCCAGCGTCTCCTTACGCACCAAACCAGTTATACCCTCATCAGCTATACGCACGAAGAGATCCACCAGATCTCCCATCTCATCATCGCCCAGCTTATGTTCCTCAGCAAAGCTACTGATCACCTCGCCACTCTCCTCCAGATTACGCTCACGACGCTCACTATCATCTCGCTCCTGACGCTCACGCTCGGCTGTCTCCTCGATACGCTTCTTATTCGCCTCAGCAACACGCTTAGCGACTTCAGGATCTCGCATATCCTCCTGCATCAAGTCATAGTAGTTCTTCGCAAAAGCCACACTAGGCTCCTCGCCGTTAGCCATATCATACATCACATCCACAAAGCGCGGATCGCGGCTAAACATCTCCTTGAGCTTCTCATCACTCTCTGCTAGACGATCATACTTACCACGCAGCTCATCATCATAATCCAGATAAGCACCATAGCGTGCATCCTCATCATCATAATCCACGTCAGGGTAGTACGACCGTATGCGATCCATATACTCCTCACGCTTACTACGGGGAGACGCACCACCCATAGAGGCACCCTCCACATCTGTCCCACCTGCTACGCCATTTACACCAGTAGGTGCGTCAATCATAGTCGCAGCCTGCTCATCATAATCTCTTTCTGTAGCCATACGCTTCTACATTCATTCTACTTTACAAAATCAAAGATACATCACACACTTACATATACACGCCACAATATCCCAAATCATTAGATAGCCAAAAGCTAACAGCCAATTTGGCGATATCCAATTCCCATATTACCTTTGTCTCCATAAAAGGATCTCCCTCATCTGAGATGCCTGCTAGAGGCGCAGTACCCACACCCATCCCCACCTGCGCTTCTATCTCTGAACCAGAGATCGCAGGCTCCCCACTCAGACGACTGGGAGATCTTTTTTACCAGAACATTGCACCCAAAAAACTCTTCAAGCAAAGTGCCAGCTTCAGCTTTTGTCCTGTGGCTTGCACTATAATAGAGGGGAAAGGGGCTATATCCAGCGAAAGCGGTCGATATAGTCCCGTTTTTTTTATCCCCCCTCCCCACGAGTAGCCACACTCTAACCTCTAATATCTAATCTCTACTCTCCCCCCTTCCCACCAAAATAAGTCTCAATCACAAAGCGACGAGCCGAGCTATTCAGCTCACGATCATCCTCATGCTTAGTCTCTGGCACCGAGTACTTGTACATCGTCAGATAAGCATCAACCTGATCTCTAGGAGTCATCTTAGCAAACGCTGTATTGAAGTCCTCAAAGTGATCCTCGAGCCAAGCCGACATCTTAGCACGCAGATTCACTGACACATTATTACCGCTACCCATACGACGACCTGGTCGTGCCACAGGAACACCCTCCACAACCTCCATAAGCGAGTTAAATCCTCGCTCTGAGACCTCCGTCACAAGACACTTCTCACCCTTAGCACTCTTCCCTCTAGGCTTCTTACTACGCACCTTACCCTGACCACCCACAACCACCTCCTTTGACTTACCTCTACTTACACTCATTCTAATATCTAATATCTAATCTCTAATAGCCAACAGCCAACAGCTAACAGCCAACAGCCAACCACTAAATCGACGCCATACGTCCCTCACTCCTCACATACACAGCTCCCGAACTATCCACAGTCGTCGGCATAGGCATCTCCTCGTAAGCAACATACAGAGCTATCATACGAGTCATTACACGGTCATCGTGATTACCATTGCCACTCACATTACCATAAGACCCATCACTACGCTTCTCATAGATCAAAGCCTCATTGATCATCTCCTCACACCGCTCCACATAGCCACCTCCACCAGGCACCTCACGAAGCAACGCAATGTAATTATCGATGATCATACGCTTCGTAGCCTTATTCGTGTGGAAACCATACTTAGGTGGCACACCCTCACGAACCTGTACCTTAGACGCACGAGCATACAGATGTGGATAAACGTCTGAGATCAAACTAAAGATAAACTCACTATGATCTCCGTCAGACAAAAAGCTCTCCAGACGACTATCATACGTATTGCTCTCGAACACCAGTAGCGCATCCGAATACCACTTAGCTATCTGAGTAGCATTCCATGCCAATAAATCTATATCCGTATGTCCGTGCCACTCCGCTACAACCTCGGGTGCCTCTCCATAAAGCATCCAGTACCTATCCAATACACAGATACAAGACGGGTCGCTACTACTGCTACGCCCACCAGGGTCTACAACAACCACATACCTATCGCGCACCTCCACACTACGATCGGGCCACTGCCACACCTTCAGGTGTCCATCACTCCGCTCTTCAAACGTCAACCCCTCCAGTAGCTCACCTCGCTTATGTAGATCCAGCTTAACCTCAGACACACTCACACGACTAGAGTACAGCTCACCCACAGCGATAGCCTCCATACAACCACCACGCAGCTCCTCCAGACGCATACGATCGAAGATCATCTCGCCCGAATGCCTAAACGCCTCCACGTCCGTACTCGGGAACTCCTGCATCATCTGATCATCACTACCCAGCTCCTGACGCTTCAGACGATACCACTGGATAGCCTCCAGAGTAGCTCCTAGTGAAAACAAACTCCGCTCATAGCCACTCAAGCTACGCACAAAAGTCTCCTCATCACCCTCCACAGGACAACTATAGATGTCTATGCAAAACCACTCCACAAAGACTGGAACATTACGCCCCTCACCACGCTTAGCCTTCAGCCACTCCGTGTGAAAGTAATTACCCACACCCTTAGCCGTACTCTCATACACAATCATCGAGAGAGGCACATTAGGGATAATAGACGTTACCGACGCTATCAGCTCCTCAGGCGTATTATTGGCCGTCGTAGGATAGATACCAACCTCCGAAAAGTGCGCCAAGTGAACCGACTGAGATCGAATACTATCAGGACGGATAGCACTACCCACCGTTATACTACACCCCCTCCCATCTATATTACGAGCCGTCTGCATACCATTCTTCGGAGACAACGTCAGTGCCACACGACCTTCCTCCACCGGCATCGACTCCACAGCATGATTATACATAGACATAATATTGCGTGCTGCATCTTGTGTATGAGCACAGATAGAAGACGAAAAGCCCTTAACCAAAACAGTCTGAATCCACAAGAAGTACATCTGCACCAACGTACTACCTCCCCACTGGCGAGCCTTAAGCAAGATCACTCGGATAGGCACACGAGCCAGACGCATTTCCTCAAACACACCCAGCAGGCGCCTCTGACCACGATTCAACACAAACCGTATAGGCAAACCACTCAGCTTATCCATAATCTTCAGATTCGTATAAGCATAGTACTCAAAATCATACTGACAGCGACATCGAGCGAACTCCAGCAAGAACGCAAAGTATATATCCTGCGTGAACTTTCCTCCTCCTGACTCTACCAACCCGCGCACACTACCACTCCTCGCCAAGTCCCGTACCACATCCTCCTTATCCCACATCTCACACGGCAACCATAACACACCATCAGGATAGTCTGACAACCGTAGCTCACGCCTCGGCGTACTCACACAACCCTCCCCCGTTAGAGGATTGTGGCGTGACGCATGCTCCTCCTTACGACGAGCATTCTCTGCGATCACACTACCTATATCCTCAAACGTCCAATCCATCAAAAGCCCATATTACGGACAGGATAGCGATAGCTACGCAGATACAACGTATCCACCAAACCCCTGATGAAGTCCAGCTTATCCCCCAACGCGACCTCTGAGTACCCTCTGAAGCCTTCCCTAATACCCATCAGCTCCATCCACCCTCCGATACAGACCGACACAATGTAATCCACAACACGCTGCTTGAACCCTCGCTCCCAAACCTCCGTGATAGGATACTCGGGTACACGACTCAGCACTACAGTCACCTCCTCTCGATCCGCATGAGACTCACCATAACACCCGAATGCACGCAAACGCTCCGACAACCCGACCAAAGCCTCATCAATCAGACCGCCTACACTATAACTACGACCATTTCCATACAGCACCTCCTGACCATCCTCACCATACACGCCACGACCATCCTCGCTCACCACACGCAGCACATCGTCCCACGACACACCAAACGTAGTCGCATCCTCATCCTCTGTCAACGCCACCTTACGAAACCCTGCTCCATCACTCGCCAACCGCACAGCTACCTGTGACAGATAGTTATACACCCGATGCTTGATCTCCGTATAAGAGATACTGATCTCTATACCCCCACACACCAATCGCTTATCTACTCCTTCCATCATCTCAATCGATTATCAAACGCCTCTTCATATCGTATCACAACATCCCCAACCTCAAACCCACTAGGCACCAATCCCTCAAAGGCCAACGCATAGTAACGCCAACCCCTACTCCTAGACATCCCCAGCACCACATCTCTATATCCCTCATTCAGCCAACCTCCCAAACCCCTACGCACGCCTCGCAGACCAACCCACTGCACGCCATCTTGACTACCCAACAAATGAGCCGTCACATAGCTCTCCTCACCTTCTCGCCGTCTAGCTAAAGGCATACACAGCGATAGCTTAACACCCTCCACACGACTATAACCGCCTCCCAAGACCAAAGGCTCCGTAACAGCTCGCACCATCGTCAGAAGCCCAGCACCTAGATCCAACGGGCGCCACAATAAGCTGACACCCTCTTCCCCCTGAGACACCCACACACACCTCCGAGACAACGCCATTATATCATCACACCCCACGCAAGGCAACCGACTCCACACCCCACCGCGCAACCAATAAATATATGCCTCCCCTACAAGCAACACGACAACAGCATCTCGTTCATAATCATACACCACCCTACGAACCTCGCCCATTCGAGACGAAATGCTACGCAAGTCCACACCCCAAGACACAGGGTCGCTAGACGGCAACCCACCAACAGCACTCGGCAAGTTACTCACACCACTCTGTCTATCCAGCACCACACTCAAGTCCTTACCACCTCCATCACTCATCACACGCACACCCCTACTCGTACACAGCACCATACCAATAGGCGTACTCACCACACCAACGCCACCCACTACCACATCGCCTGACACACGCTCCATACGTCCATACACCACATTGGCTTCTCCCACGCTCATAGCATACACCCCATCAGTCGTAAACACATATAGAGGATACCGTCCATAACGATAGTCGGGTGCCACATCATGCTGCATCGTACTGACACTCACCACATCACCCTGAAAGGAGTAAACGCCCCTCGTCGTAAAGGCCTCGCCATTGTCAGCCTCACTCACACGCAACACACCCTTACGATCCAACCAACTACCACACCCCTTCAGCTGCTTAGCCAGCACACCCAAATCAACCTTACCGCCACCAACACTAGGTTCACTACCTACACTACTATCAGCGTTAGTACCACCTTCTGTCTTCCACTTACCTCCATACCCACTCGTATCTCGACTATCCAAATAGCTAAACGGCAACAAGCTATGTCGCTTATACAGCAACCGCTGCACATCACTCCCCTTCAAGCTATCCTCGCTGATACCTCCTACTGGCGGATTGCTAACCACCACACAACCCTCTACCAATGGATTCAGCGTCCACACAAACAAACCATTAGGATCAAAACTCCCCACTCCTCGAGCACCCAAACAAACACGCCCAGCCACACCCATATCAACAACCACATATCTATTTCGCATCACATCATCTCGATCCAGGTCTATCCAACGAAGACCCAGCAAGCTGCGGACACTAGAGTATTCACGCACTCCCACCAGATGACTACGACCATTGATCGTAACACCCTTCCCCTGCACCACATCGACACCCTGCACACGACCAAAGTCAAACGGCTCCTCCTGAGCCCAGCGATCCATCGACCCCCATAGCGCATGAACCTCCCCACGCCCCTCGCCATCTCCCTTAGACAAGGTCGTCACCTCGCCACCAAACCCCACATCACGCCCAAAACGCTTCACCAAGCGAAACCCGTCACATGACTCCACGATGCTCTCCCCCACACGACCTCCTCGCACCTCACAAGTTCCACCCACATTAGGATAACCTAGAGCAGGAGGACGATCTATCACCCTCACTTCACCATCACGACCCACCACGGGGTCTCTATAAGGATCATAGCGATAAGCATACAAATCCACACTAGACACCAAGTCCCACTCGGACCCTCCAAAATCCACGCCACTACCAAAACCCGACAAACCCACCGACACCTTAAAAGCATACATACCCACCTCTGCTTTTATCTCCCCACTCTCTAGCGTCACCTTATCATGACTCAACCCATTCACACTAACCTTAAAACTACCAGCTCCATTATCAGGATAAATCTCCACCAACTCACTAACACCCACATAGCTCCCATCAAACAGACGAACCGCTGCAAACATCAGATAGCGATCCGTCACAAACCCACGACCCTCATTGATAGCTCGCTTCACCTTAGGCATTATACTACACAACCCCTCAGGACGACAAGCCACATCCCAGCACTCAGGACACAACCCGCGCGCCTCATCTCCCGAACTGCTCTTGCTAGCAACCAAAACCTCCTCCTGATGCGACGCGTCTGTATCTGGCTCACCTGCTCGCTTAGACCTTCCCGAAGGAACCACCACACGATCCCACGAAATACGCGCACGCAACTCCGACAAGCGTACCCGACTATACCCTAGCCCCTCACGCCATAGATAAGAATCATTACGCAGAGCATCACCTAGACGATACTGCAACGTCAGCAGATTCCCCACACTACGCAGCGTCACATCCTCACCAACCACAATGCACAGAGGCCTCTCCACAAGATCAAAGGCAGCCGTATCGCTATTCTTCCAATCCCCTCCATCAGGCACCACACTCCACCTCAACTCTTGACCCTTACACACTATAACATGCTCCTCACCACTAGACACAACATGTACTCCCACCACATTTTCCACGCCATTACCACGAGCCAGCTCCACACTGCGATTCACAACGCGCAGATGACCCGTCTCGCCTGGATGCATATTAACCAAGTCCACTAGATCTCCATTACCCTCACCGCCCCACACGCCCTCCGTGCGGTTGATACCGCCAAACCTTATTCGCTTATCCATAACTCCTACTCTTTACTTAGCCTTTAGCTGGTGTGACCGAGTACTGTAGGGACGCTCGATCTGAGCGTCCGTTGTTGTACAGCCTCACTGCGCCTCCGATCCATTCTGATCAGCTCCGATACCTCCGATTACCTCAGATCCTTGCGCTTGCGCCTCAGATCCTTGCGCTTGCGCCATATTACGCTCTATCGATGCCAACAGCTTATCTGCATAACCCAGCGTACTATTCTCGATCAGCGTACGCACATCTATAGCTCCTGCACTAAACAGCTGCATCAAGAAGTCCTGCTGCATAGCACGATACACTAGCGTACCACTACTCTCCGTCAGCGACAGCGTAAAGTCCACATCGCGGATCAAAGCAGGATCATACAGATTATAGTCCCCATCACCTCCCACCACACCGATATACCGAGGCTCATCATAGTACTGCATCACCAACTTCATATTCTTCAAATCACGAGACTCACGCAACCCTCTAAAGCTCTCCATCAGATCCGACAGCATAGCACTACTATTCTGAGACTGCGCTGCATACATAGCAAACGATTGATACCGATCATCACTACGCTGCCCCTGCAAAGCTCCACTCACACCCGACACATCATCAAACATGCGGAGCTGTACACTCAGCATATCATACACACCCGTATTACTCGCATTAGATATCAACTGACTAGGCCCAGGCGCGCCAGCCTTAGCCCGATACATAATGATACCATTATGACGCTTCCACTCACTAGCTATATCATCGATACTCATACTGCTAGGTAGCGCATCCTCTGGCAAGAGTAGCACACCCTTAGCACTAGCCTTCTGTGTAAAGTCCTGCATCATCACCAAGCGATTGATATGACGCTGCACATCGATACTATCACTCACAAACGAACGAGCCACACCATTATAAAACGGATAAACCTTCAGGCTATACGGATGCCCTCGATGCTTGTACGGAGTCTCTCCCTCTGCCAATACATCCCCATACGGACTCATATAGCGATAGTACCAATAACGATCTATAATCCACTCAGCCTTGATCAACCGCACATCAGACACCCCCATAGCCTCCGCCTGTGACTTACGGCGTGCATTCTCCGCCAAAATTTCCTCCCAGTCACTAAGCTCAGCCAGATAGTAGCGCCCTCGCAATGTATCGTGACAACGGATACGCTCCTTAGACTCCTTAGTCCAAACCTCTATCACACGACACAAACCACTATCCAACGGCCTATAGAAACTCAAATCCTCAACCTCCTCACCCAGCCACTGCTCCACACCACTACGCACCTCTTCGTCTAGACGCATACGATACACCTCCTTGATACGCCTAGCTTTACTCGGGTCGCCCTTACTAAATGCACTCAGCACATCACCCATACTCATATCATGCACCTCGCCAATCAACGTGATACCCTTACCACGTGGATCTTCCGTGTACCCCTCCACAAACAAGCGATTATAGTTAACCAAGTCAACCCACACATTAGACATATCAGCCTCATAGTCCCAAGCATAGTACGACCGAAAGCACGCACACCCACTCACCACAAACATCTCCAGCGCGCGCCTATCCAGCTCCCACAAGTTATTCGTCTGATACACATACTTCATCGTCTCGGTCATCACATCACTCAGATGCTCATCATTCTTCCTACGTGCCAAGCACACGGGCTCAGTACGCTGAGACGCAAACTGCCCCAAGATAGCACGAACCATAGGGGCTATACGATTATTCTTAAGCGGCACATTACCCTCACGCTCGATGATCTCACTCTCCTTCACAAAATTCCCAAACTCATCCAGCACACGATCACTCCACTGATCACCACGAGCATACCGAGCACACCGATTAGCATTATCTCGAAACGTACGCATACTACTCCACGCACGCTCTGCACGTCGTAGCGTCGCCCAGTCCACATCATACGCACTACGACCCGACTTATTCAAACCCGCACTATCAAATACCTTCATATTATTCGCCTTATAGTATCACAACTCACATAGTAACTAGGTGCCTCACACGACACCACACGACACACAGCATCCTCTACACCCATACCCAACGCCACCAAAGGCATAACCTCCATAACCAAATAAACAGCCCGATCATGCGCCACCGCACTCTTAAAGCTATCCAAATACCCCACACCACCCCGCAGATACCCACGCACGATCTCCACGCCCCTATCCACAGAAAGATATAGACACGGAGCCACCTCCAGCATCACCTCTCCAAGCAACGCCTCACGACTCATACGACTAGCCACATCGCTCCCCAAGCGACGAACCACCCGATCGAAACTCCTACGCAAATCCCCCCTGCGACGATCCATATCTCTCACTTCACAAAGATAACCATATATTAGCCCCTAGAGATTAGAGATTAGAGGTTAGAGCCGTGACCGAGTCCTGTAGGGACGCTCGATCTGAGCGTCCGTTGTAGTACAGCCCCACGTCTACCCCTCTGTAGGGGCGGACCTATGTGTCCGCCCGCCCTCGTCCACACCCCACTGCGCTCTCCGATATATCCGATTCTCGCCCAGCGCCAACAGCTAACAGCCAACAGCTAACCGCCAACAGCCAACATATACTCCTTGATCTCACTATACATCTCAGCCTCCACCTGCTGTAGCTCACCACGCCAAGCCCTATCCTCCTCATCTGTCAGCATACCTCGATGACTCTTATACTCCTTATACAGCTTATCAAAATCCTTAAACCATCCCTCCAGCATCTCATAGTCCACACCCTTGCCATACTCCACAATAGCCCGACTACGAGCATCATACTCACGCATACTCCTAGCACCCTCGAGAGACTCACGCATACCGCGCTGCACCTTACTACGAGACTCAACATCTCTGCGCAACTCCCAGAATCGCTCCTCGATACCACGACCTCGCAAACTATCATCATAACGATAGAACCTATTCGTCACAGGACTAGCACTCACAGCACCACGCACACCATCCGCTGCCACCGCCCGATCAACCTGATCCAGCATCTGTACTATACCTCCGAAATACTGACTACACAGATAGCTATACACAAGTGGATCACTCAGCGGTGACAACACACCATGACGCCACTCCGACACATACTTATCCTGACCGATACCATTGATCCACTTGCTCACCGATACCTGCCACTCAGGCGTATGCTTAGGCAACCGCTTATACAACGGCAACGACCGATCCACATAGCGACTCTCCCAGCGCAACGCCCCACCATAGAAATTCTGATTAGCCAGCAAATCCGTAATAGGCTGAATCTGTGCAGGCACAAAACCACGACCACCACGATACAGACTACTACCCACCGACTCACCACGACGCTGACCCTCCACCATACCAGCTAGAGGACTAGCACCATTCGTCGGATTGTACGCAACAATCTCGCCCATACTATCCATACTACCCAGCACAGCCTCCACAGCATCCTTCTTACCACTCACTAGACCATACAGCTCCTGACCAATACCATAGAACGCACGCATCTCTATCGCTAGTGGCACCTTCACATAGCTATCCTTATCCACCACAAAGCACATATTACTCTTACGCACCGCTGGATTGATAGCTCGATACACATCGCCATGATCATCATCACCATCCTGTAGCGCTGCTACAGCATAACCCAGCACCATAAGACTCGCCACAACAGCACTACTGCCCCACGGATTCTCCACGGCCACCCCATAAGCCAAGTTCATACCCTGCACACCCGCATTGAAAAACATCTGACAAGCACCTATCAACCGATACAAACCACTACGACCTGCCCCCTTACGATTGAAGTTCACACTCACCTCCTTAGCATCACTGATGGACTCCGTAACACTACGACCCATCTCACGACTCGTCACATACGTCGCAAAGCGTCCCCAGCTCTCGATCATCTCATTCGGACGAGCAAAGATATTCAGCACATCCTCGCCCACACGCACGGCTCGACCCTTACCTCCTGCGTCCAAAAGACTATTCACACGCCGACGTGCCTTATGCTCACTCAGCAAGCGCGCATAACCCGTCTGTCCACCATACCGCTTAAACTCATCCCAGTAAGCATCCACCTCTCTAGACACGCCAACACCCGTATGACCCTTACCCCATATACGACCCAAGATCAGTGGAGACACACGCAAGTAATTACGCATATAAGCTCGCGTGTACACACCCCCTCGCTTCAAGAAGTTAACCGCCAGACTCATCTGCGCATCTCGCAACAGATTCACAACCATAAAGCTCGGATTACGACTAGTCACGTTCTGAGCCATACCTCGTAGCAACCCCTTAGCAAACCGCTCCACATCCGTATCCTCACCCACATTGATTCGATTCACAGCCTGAGCCAGATCAGGACGACCATTCACAAACACCAAATGCTCACGCCCCCCTATCATAACCTTCACAACATGCTCACCCAGCGAGCGTGGATCAGTCAGATAAGCCACACGAGCACCCCGCTCACGGATCAGCGTCACGGTACCATCTGCCAAACCCTCTCGCATACGATCCTCAAACTCCTCTATATCCTCCGACGCAAAGCTACTAGGATACAACGGAGTCAACAGCCCATCCTCGCCCACACTATAGTACTGACGACCCAAACTCGTGTAGTCACTCGGATAGTTACTCACCAACCCATAAAAAGCCTGCTTCTCCACATTGTGATACCCACCAATCACTGCACTACGTATCTTACGATACATAGCCAAGAGAGGTCTATCAGGACGTGACACACGACCCTTAGCGCGCTGGATAGGTTGCACAAAGCCCCCCACATGATCATGCATATACTCATAGTCTCCTCGAGACTCCTCCGCAAAGCCCTGCATAGGCACATACCACTCATACATACCACTCACAGCCTCATAAGACTCCTGAGACATCATACCACAGTCACGCCACACAACCAGGACAGCATCATTCACAGCTCGCACAGCCTCCCACAGCTCCTCCACAGACAACCCTCGACTACGCATAGCCTCCTCAAACTGCTCCACCAAGTCCGCAACACCCTCCACACCATCAAGCAACTCATGACCCGCAAAGTGTACTGGTATATCCTCTCCCAGCTGTGTCTCATAAGCATACTCCAGCTTAGCCTCCTTAGCCTTATACTTAGCCTCTGCCTTACGTCGCTCACTTGAATCCAACCACAAAGGATCATCCGCATGCTTTGCATCTAGCTTAGCCAACCTTTGCTCCACACCTCGGCGACGCATGTAAGCATTACGCTCGGGCGCATGCTTAGCAAAGAGATAATCATCTAGCTGCTCACCCGTCAAGCCTAACGCACGAGACACCTCTCTAAGCTTCTTTGCCAGCTCACGATACACACCACCCTCCAGCTCCTCAATCTTACTCGTAGCTCGACTACTCGTCTGATTATACCGCATCCACACACTACGTGACCCCTCCACAGGACGACCTGAGAGCGCACCTATACGCTCCTCATACACACGGATAGGATTAGTAGCATCGACCCACTCTGTCTTAACACGCTCACGACGCTGCACCAACGAGTTGTCCATCACACCACTCAGCCCCCACATCGTTCCACCAGCATCTAGAGACACCGACTGACCATAACGCTCTCGGAGACGCTCCATACGTCCCACAAAAGCTCGCTCCGTAGGAGACAGCTTACGACCCATCAGCTCAGCATCAGCCTCTCGACGACGACGATAACGACGCTTCCGCACGCCTCGCTCCACCACATCTCGAGCCGTCTCCTCTTGCTCTTGCCCATTAGCCTTTGGCTCTTGGCTGATGCCTGCACCATTCGACTTCTCCGATACTTTCTCCTCCGATTCTTTGGGATTCTCAAATTCTTTTACTACCTTTGTCGTGTGCTTGAACAGGTGTCTAACCTCAGCGGAATTGTACCGCTGTTTAGACAACCATTCAAGCACTCTTTTTTTGTCTACATATTCCAGTAGACCCTCCTCTATCCAGCGTGCAAAGTGAGTGCTAGAACTTCTATAATGTACACTGCGTATGTCATTTATATCTAAGCGACCCTTACGCCTATTCGCTTCTATAGCGACTACATAGTTCTTGCCATTATGCTCTAACTCTAGCATAACAACAAAACTACCTAGCCTAGTAGCACTTCTAAAAACAGCCATTGGATTCTGAACTAAACGTGGCAAGTTCTTTACTTCTTCCAAATCAAACGGGTGATTAGACTGCTCACTCTTACTCCTCAGCCTACGAGCAGACAACTCTATAGGCAAGTTAGGCACTCCTGCACCCCTAAGCACAGCACTAGGCAGACCCAACCGATACACATGCCCCTCAGACTGCCTACCACCTATTTGCTCCGACAGCTCCGCATTAAACCGCCCATTCACAGCCTCTAGCTCGGACTCTTCGCCAGCCTCTACTCGCCTATACCGTACTCGCTTGTTCAGCTCCTCATCTGTAAACTTCGTATAGAAGTCCCCACTATTCTCCTGCTTGCGTTCCTCAACAAAGCCACCCACAACTTCATCAAACGACCTATTAGCCTGACGCGATTGCTCCTGCTCTGCATACGACACAACCAAATCGTCGTAGTACTGCTCCAACCCCTCTAGACGCTTATCCACATCTGCTATATCTCTAGTCAGATCAGATATACGACCCTCTGCTCGATCCACAGCACCCACCTTACGCTCCAATCGCGCCTTAGCTCGCTCTGCCTTCTCCCGCTCCTTCTTGATCAGACTCTTCTGACTAGACACCTCCCAAGAGCTATACCGACCCATATTATCCACCAAACGTGACTCCATAGAGTCAGCCCTAGACTGACTCTCATTATAAGTCGTCAAAGCATCTGACAAGACAGACTGCTCTGCAACGAGAGTCTCTCGCTCATGTTGTAGCTCCTTACGCTTCTCGGCCGTCGCAAAGCTCGCCCTAGACTTAGGATCACGGATCAAGTCCATCTTTAGCTCCTCTGCATCGATATCACCCACATCAACTATATCCGCATCAGCTCGCATGGCCTCCTCATACAGACGCTGCTTAGTCTGCAACTTCTGAAGCATAAAGACATCCGCACTATCCTCCGTAAGCATATAGTTCACACGCAGATGATGCCACTGATTGCCCTGACGCCAACAGCGTCCCTCCACCTGTATCAACTGTGTAAAGTTCCACGGAAGAGACAGAATATACAGATCCGTAGCATTACGCTGTAGGTTCACCCCCTCCTTAATAGCAGGAGAGCCTAGCACAACCTTAATCTGACCATCATTAAAGCCCTTCTGAATACGTCCACGCTCAGAGATACTCGTCTTACCACTCAAGATAACAACCTCATCCTCCTTATAACCCACCTCGCGTATCAAGTACTCACGAAGCAAATCGAAATACTCAATACCCAGCTCGGAGTAGATCAATTGCCCCGAACTATCATTACCTCGCTTACTCTCAGCAACCAGACGCATCGTCGCTAAGAGCTTAGGACTACCCTCGACAAACTCCTTGTAATTCCTTGCCGTGAAACCACTCGCACCTGACGCAAAAGGCGAGAAAGCTATCAAACGAGCATGACCTATACCCGCTAGCTTCTGCTTGTCATCCGTCAGCAGAGCACTCAGGGCTGTCATAGCATCACGAGTCATATCATTCTGCGGTACCTTATACTCCTTGACGTGACGCTCGGGACGTACCAAGTTCGGATTATCCTCTACACCCTTGACATCGACAAACTCCCGAAGCAGATTATTAAAGACCGCATTGTTCTTAAAGCGTCGCACAGCCATACGCTCCGTTACAGAACCATCGGCTCCAATCTCCAAGTCTGGCTCTGCCTCCATAAACGTCTCAAAGAACTGCTCCACACGATAGAACCCTAGCTCCTTCAGACGATCATTAGCCACTAGTGACAACACAGAGTAATACTCCAAAGGCTTATTCGTAAACGGCGTAGCACTCAGCAACACAACATTACGACCACCATTCTGAGACTGTATCCACTGAGCAGCTAGCCACGTCTTGATACCCAAATCACTCGTACGCTGACTCTGACCCCTAAAGTCTGACGCTACATTCTTATCCAATCGAACCTTACCAACGATATGATTCGCATTATGAACCTCGTCAAAAACCATATAGTCAAAGCCCAAATCTTCAAAGCTATACTCCTGCCTAGCTCCACGCATCATACGACCCACCAGACGATCCACCTGAGCCTCCTTCTTAGCCTTATCACGAGCACTCGACTGATGTGTCTTCAAGTCTTCCTGGATGTAGGTGAACTCACCTGCCATACGATCATAAGTCTCATCCTTAAAGCCCATACGCTTAAGACCCTCGTACGTAACCAAGGTTATCTCACCCTCACCAACAGAAAAGTCCGTCAAGTCATAGCTAGCACCAAGATTTCCCAACACATTAATCTTAGCCTCAGGCAAAGCCTCATAAATAGTCTCTACCCACTGCTCCAAGATACTATCATTAGGACACACAATAAGCGGTCGCTTAGCATGTCCTCGCGTCATAGCCTCATGAGCCGACAACACACCACTCAGCGTCTTACCAAATCCAACCTCATGCGCCAAAACGCCAACACCCCGCATCGACATACGACCCACGCCTGCCAGCTGGACACTCGTAAGCTGTAAGGGCTTACCATGGAAGTTCTTATTGATCTGACTAAACATAGGCACACCAGTATAGTCAGGAGTGTAAGTACCATTGTAAGCACGATTGAACTTACGCACCACCTCCTCCTGCTCTGTCTCTGTCAACTCATGCTCCAAGAACTCTCGGAACAGACGATCACCCACATCCTTACGACGACGACGCTCAGCCGCATTCTCCGCCTTATCACCACCCCTGACAGGCCTATTCTCGATATATGATCGCACCTCCCACTTACTCGAACGACCAAACGCATCATAAGGCAACTCCTCCACATACCCCAAAAAGCGATCCTTAAGAGACACACCACCCACAGCACCCATCTCATCACTCACTGGTAGTATCAGAGACTTGACAAACTCAACATTCGGCGTCAAGTAAATATGTCCCAAATCCTTGTATGAAGGCAGTACAGCCTCAAGTAAAGCCTTCTGACCCAAATACTGATCCTCCTGAACCTGCCCCATTGCATGCAACAGCTCCAGATTTTCAAGCCTAGCATAGATATTCCCTGAGCAATAGTAAAACCGATGCATCCACCGACCATCTCCCACATAGCACGCCACAGATGGGTGCGCCTCGGGATGTGCTAAGTAACCACCCAAGTCACAATCCGCAAACGCAGACATCTCCTCCTCGGTAAACCTCTTGAGAAACTGATCACTAGCATTGATCACCTCATCACCCTTCGACAGAGTGTACTTAATCTGACCACGCTTTATCTTCGGCAACCCACTCCCCTTTCTCTTCCCCTTTTCCTTTACCTTACTCTTATCCTTTTCCTCACTCTTCTCCTTTTCCTCAACTGCGCTCTCTCCGTCCTTTTCCACACTCTTGGCTTGCGTGTTAAGTGCTGTCTGCGTGGTGTTTAGAGCCTTTCCATTACGCTCACTCTTTCCCTTTTCCTCAACCGTTCCACTCCCATCGCCAGTCTCACCCTCAGCTATACCACCCTCATCACTAGATACACTAGCATTACTAGTACCACTAGAGGCACTAGAGGCACTAGAGTCACTAGAGCTACTAGACACACCAGCTCCCGATTCTTCAGCACCATCCGATTCAGGCATTACATCACCACGCTCCTCACTTTTCGCAATATCATTGAGACCCGTTAAGTAATCTACAAAGTCATACTCAGCCTTCGTAACTTGATGACCCACCTTGCGATCCCCATCATTCCACTCCCAAACCCTATAAACGCCTGAGGCTCCTCGAGGAGAGAAACTCATCTCTCCTGGCACCACATTATCGTGAAGAACACCTTTCACATCACCACCACGCCAGCGCCTCACCCAATAGTCCACAAGGGGTTCGTCATCTAGACGACCCTCACGAGCAAGAAAACTATCCAGCTCTTCAACAGCTCTATGAACCTCCTCATCGCTCTTACCCTGACTATGCAGATAGTCCAAGAAACCTAGATAGTGACCATTCTTCTCCTTAAACCACTCACTACCATACGACCTGTCCACATCTGATTCATTAGACACAGACTGTTCGCTATCACTTGTCGCAACCTCACCACCCGACTGCGCATCCGATTGCTCCGACACCTCCGAAGACTTAGAAGTTACTGCGCCCTCTGATTGCTCCGATTTCTGCGCCTCCGTCTCCTGCAGCACCTCAGACTTATCACTCCACGCTACATACTCCTCCTCACGACCATAACGATTCTTGCGAGTACCCAACTCACCAAGCACATGATCAGGATGAGACTCAAAGTAATTATGAGATCCCTCACCCTTGTACTTAGAATCCTTACGCAAGACAACAACATCTGTACCCACATCAGTCCCCGCAAAGACCCCATTAGGCAACCTATACGCCACCTCAATACGCCAACCACGCTCTACCTTATGACGATTTAACCAACCACTAGGAAGAACCATTGCCAAGACACCACCCTCGCGCAACAAGTCCAACGAACGCTTGACAAAATAATCCTCATACCTAGCTATCCCAGGCTCCTCACCCAATCCTCTGTACTTACCTCGATGATCTCCATACGGAGGATTACCAAGCACCAAGTCATACTCACCCATAGACTCAGGCTTACGCTTACCGCCTCGCTCGTCCATAAAGAGAGACTCAAAAGGTGCTATACGGACATTAGCCTCAGGGTGCAGCACCTTAGCTATACGTGCCGAGATCTCATTAACCTCATAAGCCCGAATCAACGCTGAGCCACTAGCCAGCTTAGGGATGCCATCTAAGAAATTACCAACACCTACACTAGGCTCTAAAATCAATGCAGGACGTTTGGCGTCACCTATCTCAGGCAAACCATCTAAAACACGCTTCACAAAAGAAACCACACCCCTAGGCGTGTAGTACTCATCCAGCACCCCACGACCACTCTTAGCAACACCGCCACTCCTATAGCCAGACACAGCACGCCTCAGCTCATCTGTTACATCTCCTGTCAGGACAACCTGCCCATCGACAACATCAGTAACAGACGATACTAGCTCTGCTATCTCAGCATTGCTGTAACGCTTATTATCCTCTACAGATCTAGAGCCACGACCATCACGAGTCGCACTAGACCCAGCACCCGCCCCTGAATCCTCTTGACCAGCAGACCGACCTACGACTCCATGCCCAGATCTAGATTCATGTTCTGAGCCGCCGACAGCATCGTCCCCCCGCTCAGCTTCGCTATCTGATCTAGACGAGCCACGATGTCCCTCCGTGTGTAACCCCTCGTCAGAAGACGCTGCAGGTTCGGGTACTCCGACAGGCGTATCCCCTCCTTGTTCAGCTTCGCTACTGCCCAAAAGTCCTCCAGTACCCACTCCATCAGAGGCTCCCGAGGCTCCTGCGCTAGAACCTTCAGTATCCCCACCGTTAGATAAGGTAGACACTCCCGAGGCAACATCGTCTCCTCTTGACTGCTCTGGTAGCGAACCTTCTTGATCAGCTCCGCCTTCTCTGGCGTCATCGCCATCTTCTCTTCTTCCATCATCTTGATTTTGTTCTATTACTGGTTTTGATTCCGAGGATTTACCCCCACGAGTAGCCCGCTGTAGGGACGCTCGATCTGAGCGTCCGTCACCGTCCACACCCGACTGCGCCTCCGATCGCTCAGATACCTCAGATGGCTCTGATAGCTCCGATCCTTGCGCCTCAGATGGCTCAGATTGCTCCGATTCTCGCGCTCCCGCTTCGCTAAGATACGCATTTTCCCCTTGATCATTCGCCCCCTTAGAAACTACACCGCCTACGCTAGAGCTAGCACTGCCCTCACCGTCTCGCTCCTCCAACTGCCTATGTATTTCACCATACTCAGGGAAGACTTTTCTGTACGCATCCTCCTTATCCAAAGCTGGCGTATCCACAAACAAATCCTTGGCACCACGAGCATAACGGTAATAGTCCATCAAACTACTACGCACTAGCGCAGCATCACCGCGCAAGAGCAACTTCATCAACTCCACAGCTCCTGCATTAAACAGCTTATACGGAACAACCAGACCCTCTGACTGATCAAACAGACTAGGCGTACCAAGCAGAAGCCCTAGACGAGCAACCGCCTCATCACGCAAGCGACCACTAAAAGGCTTACCATCATACAGCTCATACAGACCCAGCACAGCCTGCTGCACATCACCCACCAAACGCTTCTCACTAGGCAACAGACGATCCTGAACCAGCACCAGCACTAGAGACTTACGTAGATCACTCGGTAGACGACGCAACGCATCTTTAACAGCTTTAGTAGCCCCCTCCTCTAGGACACCATACACAATATCCTCAAAAGAACGAACCACACCACTACGCACCCCACCATCCTCTCGCAACGAGTTACTATACTCATCTGTATTAATAACACCCTCCTCATACAGATACTCTAGAGCAGCCTTAGCACCAGACTCAACAGACTCCGAGATATCCGACTCCACATCATCTACGCTACCCAGCAATAGAGACATAAACCGCCCATACTGAGCTTCACTCATACGCTTAGACACATCGCTCGTCACACGACGACCAGTAGCACTCTCAGTATCAGACTGAGTCAACTGTCCCAACCGTATAGCCTCCTCATCACCCACAGGAAGCATATTAACAAGAACAGGATCTTCTATCGCATCAAACGCAGACTCATCAATACCAAACTCAGCCAAGTGAGCCCTCAGATAAGCCTCATACTTCTCCTTCTCAGCACCCGCCAAAAGCTTAAGAGCTATCGAACGATTATTTCCCTGGATCACCTCCCCACGCTCATTCACGTTAGGCGCACCCACATAAGCCGTAACAGCTCCTGTTATCTCCTCAGGGCGGATAGACCGTGCTATCGCATAAGCACTCGCCACCGAGCTAGCCTTCTGCCTATCCTCCTTAGGCTGTGCCTCTGGGATAAAGTGCATCGGATTAGTACGGTCATACCTATCTGTACTAGACACCACATGCGACGGCTGCAACTGACTCCGAGAAATAACAGCATAGCGACCCTTACAAGTCACCGTACTACTAAAACGAACCTCCGTAGCAGCACCCTCAGCACGCTCCACCTCCTCAGGCTTCTGACGATAAATGCGCTTCAGCGTTGCATCTCCTCGCAAAATCTTATACCCCAAAGCACGTTGCACAGCGGGCGAGTTTACAGTCTCATCAGCATTCGGATTCACGCCCTCCAAAGAAACACCCTCAGACTCACTCACCCCTGGCGCATCAGGACCTCCCTCCTCACTACTGCGATACCCCACAGACCCCACAAAACCTATCACATCATTCAGACGTTGCAGCTCAGCATCGATCTCTGCCAGCTCACCCTTCTGAGCCTTCAGACGATCCATATACTCCGCAGCACTAAGCCCCTTAGACGACAACTTACGAGCCGCCTTACGACGACTAGCCTTCAGATTATCAATAACTCCAGACACCACCTTGCGAGCCATATCCCTATCCCCATCACACATCTCCAGCAAACGCTCCGCAACCTCCACGGCATCACCCGCCAACATATCTCCTTCCTCGGCTCTTTGACTCACTGCGCTCTCCGATCGCTCAGATTGTTGCGCTTGCACCTCAGACTCTTTCGCCTTCGATCCTCGCGCTTTTTTATTCCCGACGCTTTTACTACCTTTGCCTTTAGAAGGAGATGTTGTGGAAGAGTACTCGTTAGTATTCCTGTCCTCAGTCATAGTACTAGACGAGCCGGGCTTGGCAGGTAGGCCGTCTCTCGATACGGGTACAGATCCACCCTCTCCTGTTGGCGAGTTAGACGTACCGCTGGAAAGGGCTCCAGCCTCCTCAGGCGAGTCAGTCGATTCTGAGGGCATGATGAGGGGTTGCCCGTCCTCACCTCTAGTAGTCTCGCCTTGAGAGCTGTCAGGAAGAGCAGAAAGGGCTGCTGCCGCTTCTTCAGAAGTCTGTGTGAGGTCTTGCCCACCCTCGCTGACAGAACTCTCTCTTAGAGAAGGAGCTTTCTCGGTAGAGTTCCCGCTGAGGCTCGCAGGGCTATCAGGATATCCAACCTGCGTTTCCACACCCTCTTGGCTCTCGGTAGCAGGGTCAATGCCTAGTGCGGGTACGGCAGACCAGAGAAGCTCCCTCTCGTCAACATTGGCCTGATTAAACGACCAACCACCAATGACACTCCAATAGCCGCCAACAGATTGAATCTCAACTAAATCAGTCCGTCCACGATCATCCCTTGACACAACATAATACGTCCCAGTGCCATCAGAAAAAACCTGAGCACGACGGATTTCTGTTACATTCCCAAATACTGAAGCAACAAACTCAGCAACACTATTAAAGCCTGCTGCTTTAATTTCATCCCCTTGTGTGTGATCTAAATATTCGGCTCCATATCCTAAACCTTCAACTATATCGTACTCCCCTAGAGGCAAGCGCACCTCACCACTAGGCATACCTGACGCACGGCTCATATCCTCCGTAATAACACCAAAAGACTCACTGCCATTCGGAGACAACACATACGGACTCCCATCCGCATCAACCTCATCACTGAGCCCCCACGGTGCTATAGAACCAAAATCATCCATAACCAAATCTCTACCCACAGACACAGGACTATCAGACCAATCTGGCAGCACCATATACAAGTCTGAGTCTACAACACCAACAATCTTTCCACCACGCACCTTACCACTAGGCTCGTCTCGCCAGTGAATATGAAAACCAACAGGTAGAAACCTATTGTTACGATCGGTATCAGTGTCCGCACTAGAACCACTGGGATCACTAGGATCAGTGGGATCTGTAGGATCACTAGGATCACTGGGATCACTGGGATCACTGGGATCAGTGGGATCTGTAGGATCTGTAGGATCAGTAGGATCATTAAACTCACTAGCCCCACCAGAGCCACTATCACCCGAAGGCTCAGATGGCTCAGATGGCGCTGACGGATTAGATGGTTCTGACGGCTCCGACGGCGCAGAAGGCTCTGACGGCTCCGATTCATCCGATACACGCGCTCCCGATTGTTTCTCCTCCTGCATCGCTCGCACACCACGGCTCAGCATCATACGGATATCACCATCACTCACCTTGAGCGACAACCCCAAGCCGTCCAGCAATTGCCTAAAGCCTGACACTATACGAGCCCAAACACCTGGATTACTATAAGTCTCTGCCTGATGAGCTATATACTCACTCGCCAAGTCGCTACTACTCAACCCAGGATACAAGTCTGCTATCTCCTCACGATCACGAACACTCATCGACTCCCACACACTATCGAAGTAGTCATACAGAGCCTTCCTATCAAAAAGCGCAGCCAAACCCCTATGACCAACCACCTCGTGAAGCACCGTACGCTCCACACTCTTACGACTAACTCCATCACTGAGGATCACAACCTCACCACTGCGCTCATCGTACCAACCACGCTCACTACCATCTAGCTTACCTCCCTCAGCCTCTACCTCCTCACGAGACATAACACGCCAAGGTACCTCGACACCAAGCCTACCCATAACATCACGCACCACACCCTCCACATCGTCTCGTGACAGCTCCAAAACACCTTGCTCGTACGCATCCATCATACCACTCACACCCTGCATGCGATCCTCCATATCTGCCACGACCTTAGCCTGCATAGCTAGGTCTACAGCATCACGACCAATAACACGAGCTACACGCACATCATCAGAGTGTACCTGCACACGACCATCATCTCCACTCACCACAACAGCTCCTCCCGAACCGTCCTCAAGACACACCTTACCATCACGCACAGCTCCCGACACCAAGTAACCCTTAGCATCATTAGGACCATACGTAACCTCCACAATCTCATAGTCCACAACATCACCCGCATCATCACGATGCGCCAGCACCTTACCATTAGTCCACTCCTCCTCTAGAAGTGCACGCCTACGAGACTCCAAGTCAGACTCCAGCTTACCACGAGCCTCCTCTATTTCAGCCTCAGACGCACCCACAAGCATCTCACGAGACATCCAGTTAGACACATACCGCATCTCAGCTCCCACACGACGAGCCTCTCCCTCCAAGCTTAGACGCTCCTCAACCCCAAGCGACTCATCCCTCAGACGAGACACAACCTCCTCCAGCTTAGTATGCCTACTCAGTAATTCATCCTCCAGCTCCACATAAGAGCACCCACGCAAACGACCCTGAAGAGCATCCACATCACCGCCATTCGCACGTAGACCCTCAGCCGAGCGTCGCACAGCCCCATTAACCTGACCCAAACGAGCTGTAGACCCCACAGCTCCTACACCTCCAAAAGCAACCTGCATAGGTAGCAACGCCACAGCCGTCTGCTCCATACCCGACAATCCCCACACATCGCTCATCGACTGATCACCTATCAGCAATGCATTAGCAGTTCCTCCAACCTGCTCCTCCAAAAACTCCTCAGCAAACCCTCCCACACGAGTCATCTCACGCATAGGAGCCAGCGTCCTCTTAGCACCCGTATAGAAACGACCCACAGCACGAGCCGTCGGACGACTACCCAGCTTAGCACCCAGCTCACTCACAGCTCCACCCACAGCCTTACCCACACCACTCTTCGCCAATGGCTTAAACACAGCACGACCAGCCAAGCCCAACCCCTTCATCACAGGCTCACCAAGCGTCTCACTAACCACCTCAATGGCCTGATCTCCTAGTGCCTTAGCAAACGCAACACCATAACTCTTCTCAGCACCCTCACGACGACCCCCAAAACCAACATTGTCGCTATCCCAACCATCTAGACTCGTAGCTACCAGCCTACCATGCATACGCTCCTCAGTACCCCCTGCCACACGGGGCATCTCAATAGCCAGCGTACCAGCTATCTGGCCAGGAGCCTTCTTAAGCCACTCACCCAGATACCGACGCACAGCTCCCTTCACCGCACCCTTTGCACCCGCCTTTGCACCTGCCTTAGCTGCACCACCAGCTGCACCTCGTGCAGTACCACTCAAGCCACCGCCCAGCACCATATCGCGAACGAACGGCAACGCCTCCGCAGTCACACGACCAGCACCACTCCAATTATCCCCCAGTTGCTCCTCGTAAAACGCCCGATACGTATCACGCACCGCCACAGCATCCAGCAGATTGCGCTCAGCCTGTGACAAACCCTCACGACCCACCTTATCAAACTTAGCCATCGCTAACGTGATCGCTCTAGTCGTAACCGCATCTTCCACACCAAAGTCCAGCAACTTCATACCCCCATCCATATCGTCCCAAAACGTCTTGCCCATACGGCTCAGCCACCCATCCTTGCCAGACACAACACGCTCCACAAGACGCCTGTCATTCTTGTAATCCCCGAGGACACGATTCGTAGCATAAAGAGTCTTCTCCTCATCACTACTACCCGCCACCGCATCAATCGTATCACGACCATAGCGACCCGACAAAGCCCGTAAGCCATACGAAATAGGGTTAGCACGCCTATCAGCATCTTCACGCGCCCTAGACTCCGCAAAAGCTTTGCCACCCATACCCGCCGTCTCCCTCGCAATACGATCCATCTGAGCCCCAAAGACATCTCGCTCTTCACCCTCCTCAGACTTACGATAAGACCCAACAGCTCCACGACCCCGACCTCCAAAAGTAAAGTCCCCACCAGCAAGCGTCTGTGACATCTTAGCACCCTTATCCTCCCCTCTACCCGACAGCACATCAAGCGTACTACTACCCCAAGGACGACCCAGCCACACACCACTAGGCGTATCCGACAAACGAGCCACCGCCAGCCCCGTCTTACGAGGATCTAGCGGACTAAGAGGCACACGCTCCACATCAGGCGTTAGCACCACATCCTCCCCAAGCAACCCCTTCGTAGGGGCGGACCTATGTGTCCGCCCATCACCATCCGCCCGTCCCCGCAAGACTGCGCCACCCGATCGCTCTGATCGCTCTGATCGCTCTGATCGCTCAGATCCTCGCGCTTCCTCAGCCTTCCGCCGCTCTCTACGATCCTCTTCAATATCCCAAATATCCCCTATCTCCCCTTCTCTCCCACGATCCTTAACACCCTGCTGATACAAACCCCACACACGACCTCCTCGCTTACTCTTTGGCTCTGGCATATCTCTTCTAACTTCTAATCTCTAACCTCTAAAGACCCTACTTATCAAAACAATTAGCTACCTCATCCATAAACTTATCCACACGACCCACCGCATTATCACCCACACCAGCATACATCTCAGACTCATACACCTGATACATCTCACCAACTGACACATCACACGCATTCGCATCCGCCACAATCGACTTAGCCATCAGCCCTGCTATACGCTTACGATCACCATCACTAATACCTCGCACCACAGCACCACGCACAGGAGACACCGTCTCCTCCATAACACGCGTCAGAGCCTCACCATCACCATACGACACAGACCGAGACAGCAAGAAGCCACGACTAGTCATAGCCAATCCAGCATACAAATCATCCATCTTACCCTCCTTGCGCACCATACGCAACAAATCAGACGTACTAGCACCTCCTGTAGGCAACCCCATCTGCTCAGCATAAGTACGCACATACACAGGATTATTCTTAATCAGCCAACCAGCATTACTACGACCATACCTAATCGCCGACTCCCTAAACTCCTTCTCATTCCCCTCTGGAACCAACAGCTCATGATTCCAGCTATTCTTACCCCACACATCAAAAAACACACTACGACCTCCACCACGACTACCGCCACGACCCCCACGAACAGCCCCTCTGCCAGCCCCTCCAGACCCGCCACCATTCATCCGACGAGCCTGTAACGCCCTGCGAGCATTACGATCTTTCTGACGCTCCTTAAACTCCTCCTTCCACTGATCATCCCTAACCTTATCTCGATCAGCACGATACTTCTTCTCCTCTTCCTCCCTAGCACGCCTAGCACGCTCAGCACGCTCAGCCTTTGCGCCCGCAAGATCATCACGAGCATCCTGAAGCTCCACAGCACTAGCACGATCCTTACGATCCTGCATCTTACCCAGCGCATCACGCTCCAATCCCTCAGCAAGCCTATACTCACTATCCAGACGAGACAACTCACGAGCCAGCATCTGGTCATAACGAGCAGTCCCCAGACCACGCTCCAAAGTATAAGCATTCCGATCAGCACCATAAGCATCTATAGCATTAGCCACCATATCAGCTAGACTAACCATAGACCGCCACGCTGCACCCTTACGCCTATACTCTTCGCGCTTACGCTGCACCTCACGAGGATCTTCCACGCCCCGCATCAGAGCATTATAAAACGTCTCATCACGCAACCCCTCCACAACACGCTCCACAGCACGAGCCTTACGTTCGCGAGCCACCTCCACAGCATCCATAGGCTCCAGCGACACACTTCCGCCACCCTCGGCACCGCTATCGCCACCCACCTGCGCCACCTCACCTGAGCTATCAGTGCCTTCCGATGGCTCCGATACAGGCGCACTCGATTGCCCCGAATCTTGCGCACTCGATACAGGTGCCAATACGCCAACCGATCCCTCCGATTGCTCCGATCCTTGCGCTCCCGCCACAGACTGCTCCGCCCGCTGACTCTGACGATAACCATCGATCACCTTAGCCCAGTCCACAATACCCATACTCTTAGTCGGCAACCCACCACCCTGCGCACCTACGACCTCCTGACCACCAGCACCAGCACCTATCAGAGGCACACGCACACCACCACCCGCAGGCACACCACCACTTACACCCGCTCCTACCCCCGTCACCGCGCCACCCGACTGCCCCGCCACTGCGCCTCCTGACGACTCCGTTACTGCGCCACCCGATGGCTCAGATACCTCAGATACCTCAGATCGCTCCGATTTAGGCGCCTCCGATCGCTCCGATTCCTGCGCTCCCGACACCTCCGATACAGGCGCACTCGTCACCTCCTCCTGATCACGCTTATCCAATGACTCCAATATCATAACACCTACACCTTTTTTTGATCCTGCTTATCCTTATCGTCCCCTGAGCCACCCACACCAGCCAGCACATTGTCAGCCACACTACCCACAGCATCTGCAACACCCTTAAGCGCATTATTAGCAGCCACAGCATGCGACCGTGCCATACGATCATGCATACCACTCATCGTATTAGCGTAGTGCGTACGCTGAGCCTGCCAACGAGCCAACGCATTATCCTTAACACGCTGACCCAAAGCTCCGATACGAGACACAGCATCACCATACGCCCCAGCACGAGCTCCAGCCATCTGAGCCTGAGACTCACCTGTAGCTCCACTCACCAAAGCGCGCTGCCTATCCCTACGACCGCCATCACTCATCTCCCTACGAGCACGCTCCAAAACCTGAGCCGCATCACTACGAGACAAGACAGACGAGTTAGACTCACGCAGATAATCAGCCCTAGCCGCATTCAGCAAGTCACGCTGTACACCTCTAGCACGCTCAGCCTCACGAGCCGACGCGCGCTTACTCACTATCGCACTAACACCATTCCCAAGAGCACTAAGTCCCCCCAAGATACCTCCTACAATCGCCGTAACAGACATAATCAATTCGTTTTATTCAATCTCCACGAATGTACCACCAACCCGCCACCCCACACCCTACATTTTCCCATAAAAGAAGTTAGAGATTAGAAGTTAGAGGTTAGACCTCAGAGACGTGTAACCCTTCGTAGGGGCGGACCTATGTGTCCGCCCGCCCTCAAAGCAAGACAGCACCCTCCGATTCGCTCTAATCTCTAACTTCTAACCTCTAACCTCTAATCTCTAAGTACCCCCGCACCACACCCTCAAAATCCTCAAACGACCGACAAACAGCATACCTGTACCCCTCACCCACCACAGCACGCTCAAAAGCCTTCTGGCTCTCAGACTGCCTACCACGCTCAGTCTTCATCTCGATATACAGCCCATGCCACACACCACAAGCACGAGCCACAAACAAATCCGCCACGCCAGCCAAAACACCCTCAGCCTTAAGTATCGCACCCGTCACCGCATTACGCTTACCACCATTAGGGATAGCATACACAACCAAGTCAGGATACTGATAACGAACCCACCTCACACACGCCTGCTGCAAGCGACTCTCTGCATTATTCATCTCAGTACTCGGACCAGCTTATAGACACCTATTGCCCCCGCACCTACAACCACTAGCGCACCAATGGCCGTCAGCCACATACGCCACCACGGCTGTCGCTCAGAGGCGGGCTGTACCATCAGCTCCCTCGGTATCGCCACCGTATCCACCCGCACAACCGTATCCGTAGCACTCCGATACCGAGTCCGCCACTTAACCACCTCCACAAGCACCGTATCGCCACGCTCAGCAATACGCACCGTATCAGCAAAATGTACACTATCACGCTCCACACGCACAGACTCCCGCTCATGATAGTAATGCACAGGCACATAGCGACTTCCACAGCCCATACATACCACCACACACACCACCATACACACACCCCGCCACAACCCAACACGCCTCCTCTCGTCTTTCATTCTTTATTATCCTCTTATTCACCACATTACGGATTCCACACATTACGATCCTTCAAAATCTTGGTCACCTGCTTAGCACTATACCTAGTCCGATGCACAGCTGCACTCACACTAGCCGAGTGACTCAGCCAGCAACGATTATACTCGTACACATGCACCACCATATCAGGGCCACCACCCAAGAGCAGACGCTCACGCTCCGCAAATTCGCTCTCCATACGCCTCAGACGCTTATCACTCAACTCATCACCCATACCACACACGCGCTCGCTAACCTCTACATAAGATTACGATAATAGCTATCACACCAGCTAACACTAGCTCATCAGCCACATAGTCCAGTACAATCAGGAGGAATAGCACCAGCATAGTAACACCCGCAAAGAAGTCAACAAAGACCTGCTCCGCTCGTTCCATTAGTCCATTCATACATCCCACACACCCGCTCGCTAACGTCTATACGACGCTCCCGTATAGCTGATCACAGCAAACATCTCATTGAATCTGTCCGCAATCCTATCACCATACTTCTGTCTCACTTCAGATGGCTCCAGATTAGTCGTCACAAGCGTCGTCAACCGCTGGTTATAGCGATACTCCAGCAGTTCCGTAATCGGACTAGTCACATTGCCAAACTTCATCACCTCCGTAGGCTCCCTGCCAAGGTCGTCCAGACAGAGTAGCGGTGTCGTTTGGTAGAATTTCAGCACCCCCGTTTTATCAGGTATCTGCGCTATCTCCTTAGCCTCCACAAGGTAATTCCCGACACGCTGCCCCATACGGTTGTAGTAGGTGTTGTTTAGCAACTGCACCACCGACTGCACAGCTCGCATCATCGTCGTCTTACCATTACCGCACGTACCAGCTAGAAGCACCCCAAACTTGTGACCACCACTCGTCAGCGTCTCAGCAACCAGCCGTAAGTTGCGCACAGTCATCTCATCATACTGCACCACCCCACCACGGCTCTCCACCTGAGCCTCAAAAGCTCCTCGGATATAAACCTCTGCATCAGCTGCACTCATCGGCAACTTAAAAGCGTCCGTCCCACTGTTCAAAACTTTCAGCTGGCGCAACGCGGCCTTCACACCCTCGGCGTCTAGCATACCTGTCTGTTCCATTGTTTCTCTCATTTGCATTGTTATCATCCTTGTAGTTCCCCTCCAAGACCTTACGCCAATTCGTATCATCAGCGATCAACCAGTCAAAGGTTACGACCCATCGACCCTTATCACCTCGCAGCAGCGCAGAGCCCAGTATCTCCGCCTCCAGCTTGCTCAGCGTCTCGCCCAGGCTCCCTCTCGGACTCTTCGTACGCCACTCAGCAATACGATCCATCAGCTTATACCGACGTGTCCTCGTCAGCTCACCAACCACAGGCATACGACCACGAGCTATATTCATGTTCCACCAGCTCGTCACCACCGAAAAGTCTCCCATAGTAGCCTGCGAGAAACGCTCCTCCTCGGGATAGTCCACCTCCAGCTCGCTTTCTTTTTTAGCGCAACTTTTTTCTTTCTCTGCGCCAGCAGAGATGTTTGCTGAGAGGGCTTTCACTTCACCACCTACCGCCTCCCCAAAATTTTTCTTTGCGCTCTCCTCGTGCGGGCGCGCGCATTGACCGCGCTTTGCGCTTTCTTTTGGGGGGATTATAGGGGGGTATATTTCTTTTTCTTCTTTAGGGGGTGTGGGGGAACTTTCTTCGTTTTCTTTATGGGGGGAAGAAAGGGGTACCTTTTCTTGTCCATACAATTGTATTTCATCTGTACATACATTTGTATATACATTTGTATCTACACTTGTATCTCGCTTATCCCACCGCTTCTGTATCGCCTGCCTACGCTTCTCAGAGATACGAGCTTGCTTATCCATGTCCTTAGAGAGACGCTTGGAGTAGTAACGCTTGCCATCATCGGCAAAGGCAAATAGCCCAAAGTCCTCGACAATCTGCTTGATAAGTCCTGCACTGACACGGAGTTCAAAGGCTATCTCATTATAATCTTTGGAGCCCATGTGATCTGTGCGGTCTCGTAGTATCTCTATGATACCCCAATAGAGCCCGTACCCTTCCCAGCCCAGCCTCAGACGCAAGGCGAGAAGCTTCTCATCTTGTCGTGCGTTGCTGTCGTGCTTGATTTGATTAGGTCGTGCCATACTAAAGTACCTTACATCGCTCAGCGTGCCACACGCTTAGTATCATAATGCTCCTCGGACGTATCCTCACTAGACTCCAGCATCTGACCGATAGCCTCCATAGTACTATAGATACTCGTCAGGATAGCCTCGCGAAACTGACTATCACGAGCCACAGCCAAGCCCAGCGTACTACCCACCTCATACTTACGTCCGAAGTAAGACACACACGTCTTACCACCTTCACCCGTCAGCAAGATAGCCACACGGCCATCCTCTGCACCCTCGCCTTGCCAAGCCGACAAAGCCTCATTGATATCTTCTAGTCTCATATTCATTACTTACTTATTATGCAATAGCTACAGGGGGCGGGGAGAAAAAAGCAAGTCCAGAAAAAAGCCCTCTTTAAGCCAATACAGGCACCCCCCAAAGCTATCAACTACACAGGTACAACACACTCATTTTTTCCCAATACTCTAGACCAACCTGTAAGAGGCAAAGCGCTTACCACCCTCCTCTACAATCGTCGTCTCAATATCTAGACCCGCATCTCGCAAGTCCCAGATACGAGCACCTAGACGAAAGCAGCCATACAGCTTCAACGCCTCCAGTGGCGTGATACTTCGACCACTCTCCAGGTGCTCACGTATCTGTTTCGTCTGTGACATCATACTCATAACCATTGCTTATTACGATTCACCTCCTGCTCTAGCTCAAAAAGCCCATCACGATCACTGCTAGACGGCAAGTAAATACCAGCCACCTGCGCCGACCAATTGCGAAAGCGTTCTATCGATAGCGTCATCTCCTCGACAGTCAAGTCGCTACTACTGCGCAGGTACTCTTTGCGTCCCCTTAGCTTGCTATTGCGTGTGCGTACATAGAGGTCACTATTTGCCTCACGTTTGTAGTAGTCTTGCTTGACACTCTCTAGGTCTTCACCTACTTGGAGTGCAAAGTAGCCTAGTAAGAGATGCAGGTAGCTATTTTGCGAAGTCGTGCGCTTGCAACTGACACGCTTCAGCTCTACTATCTCCTGACGCTTCAGATGATAGGCCACCTTAGTCTCAAATGAGCTTCTTTGCAACTCGCTATGTAGGTCGTAAATCATTACTCAGCCTTGGCAAAGGTTACTCGTAGCATCGCCTTACGCTCCGTCTCCGTCACGTACTGCTTGTAGATGTCGGGCTGCTCTGCCTCTAGCTTCTTGCCGTCTAGTCGCTTGGTCGTAGAGGCGGGCGTGTAGGTTACTTTGGTACCGTCCTCAGCTGTAAAGCTCTTGGTGCCCTTAGCTTCCATATCTGCCTGTAGTTGCTCCTCTAGAGGGTTGAGTACCGCCTCGATATTTGCTATCATAGCCTTCAGTCCTGCTATCTCCTTGCGACCGCCTATAATGCTCTTGATAAGAGCCTCACCACTTGGTAGCGGTGCCGTATAGGTCTCGCCTTTCTGCCATAGCTCGATAATATGCTCTACCTCCTCGGGGCTGTGCCGTGGCACCTCTACGAGCTTACACTCTTCACCACGTAGCCAGATAGCGTACAGCGCACCAGCCTTAAGACCAGGATTCTGTAGCTCAAACATATAAGCGTAGATGCTCAGCTGCCACGACACATACCCCTCATTCAGCGCATACGTCGTTTTAATGTCGTACAGATTATACTGATCGTCCACACAGTCTATAGAGCTAGCCACCAGCCACTCATCATTACTCACCAGATACTCATTAGCGATCATTTTGATACCATGCGTATCCTTCAGAGACTTATAGTTGTCCACCTCTGCCTGATAGCGATCATCTCCCTCTTGAGGCTCCGTAGCCACACAGTCAGTAGCCTGACACAATTCATGGATACGAGTACCGCGCGCAGCTGCACGAGCCAGCACCTCCTCAGGCACACCATCATACTCATTGGGATAGACCACACCCTTCAGGATGCCCGTCACACCACTATACTTCGTCGTCTCAAAGTCCGCACCAACCACAAAGTAGTCATGCGCCACCGCGTCAAACGTCACAGGCGATTGTTTCAATTCTTTCTTTGCCATTTTTCTTGTACCATTTTGGAGGGCGGAAAATAGTCCTGGGACTTTCATCCGATAGTCCTGGGACTTTTGTTCGATACTCCTAGGACTATTTTCTATCCTTTAGCCAATAGCCAACAGCTAACAGCCAAAAGCCATCACACACCCTCCTGATTACTCATTACTTATTACATTCATCCAGCTTAGCACCCTCCAGCTTATCACGCAGCTCCGAGCAATACGCCTTCACCTGCGGATGCTCACGCAGACCCTGAGGCAACTCCCCAAAAGCCTTGTACAGCTCCGTAACAGTCTTAGACCCCTCCAGTTTCTGACGCATCTCAGCCGTCAGGGCGGGCTCAGCGGGCTGTTGGCCATTAGCCTTTGGCTGTTGGCTCTTAGCTGTCGCCTGCTTGCTGTTGGCTCCTTCCTTAGTCGCCTTAGTGTACTCGTCCGTGTCCGCATCCTTCGTATCGTCGATCGCAAATAGACCGTTCAATGCGTATTTCCTCGCATACGAGGAAGCGGAGCCTGTCATCTGTGACCCGTCCATTTTGCCCCTGACCAAGTCCTCACGAGCGTACGCTCTGTTCGTCACCTGCTCGCCCCGTTGATTGGTCAACGTGGCGGTGGCGCATACGTAGTACCGCTCACCGATAAGTACTATTTCGTCACCTACCACGAGAGACGTGTGTGTCTCTGCGAGGAGAGGCTTCAACGCCTCGAAGATGTCCTCCAGCGAGCGATACTTAAATCCGCCGAAGCTATTGTACTGCCCCTTAGGAGCCTTTAGCCTTGCTTGTATTATCTGTAGTTCCTGCATAATGTTTGGTTGTTTGGTTGTTTATTTACTCTGTTCTCTTTAAGGTCTAGAAAGGTGTTTCTGATTGCTGTACCCCTCTCTGTGCCTGCGTCCCAGCTTTGCTCCCGACATTATTGTCGTCAGCAAACTTTTGGATCTCCACACCGCTAGGGCTCGTAGATACATCCAGCGAGATAACCGTCTCACCTCGGTTGTTTGTGTAAGAACCAGCACCTAGACGACCACGCACCAGCACACGAGTACCACGTACTAGATAAGGCACCACATTTTCATAGCTCCCCATCACAAATACACCATACCACGTAGGCTTGCGATCCTCGCCATTAGCCTCCTTACCATTACTTACGGCAACGCTAAAGGTCAAAACCTCCTTGCCGTCCTTCCTGCGGATCACCTCGGCATCCTTGCCCAGGTTACCCGTAATCAAAATTTCCTGCATATTCTCTGTTTGTTTAGTTAGTTATTACTTCATCCATTTCCTAGAGCTACTAGTGCTACTAGAGCCACTAGCTCCTAATCATCCAGCTCCTCGTCTAACCCCTTGAGAGCTTTTTCCGTTTGCTCCCTAAACTCTCTCGTGCGATCCACGACTAGGTGCCACTCCCATAGCGTGTCGCCCGTCTCTTGGAGTGCTCTCCGTGCCTTGTGCATCATGTAGAATATCTTTCTCAGCCATCTTTCCTCGTCGTATGTGAGGTCGTCCGTCTCGGAGCATAGTTGCTCGATCGTCTTGCGGAGCGTCTTGTCAAGTGCGCTTGCGAGGTCTCTAGCTTGGTCGAATGCAACGTCTCTCAGCACGTCTGCGTGTCGTGGGAAACTCTCGTCATCTGGTGTCCAGTCGTACTGTACGAGCTTGATCTCTCCCGTCTCGGTCACGTCCGTCGTGACCTCTTGTATCTGCTTGTGCATACCTCAGTCCTCTAGCTCATCCTCAAACCTTGGTAGCATACCCCACTCCTGCAGCGTCTTGCCCACACGATACGTCAGGTAGAGCATACCACCCCCCGCGATGCGTAGGAGCAAACTCCAGTACCACACCATCGTCGGCTCCTCTGCATCTAAGTCATGCAGCAGGAGTACAAAGCCCACTCCCGCCAGCAGCGCAAGCCCCAACCCTCGGAGCCACGCTTCAAACAGCGTCAATCTATTCTTCGTCATAGTCTTGCTCGTTTGTCTATAGGTCTATCTCTTCCAGCATCGTCGCCATTTGGATGACTCTCTTGACTCCCTTATCGGACTTCATCGCCCCAGCCAGGCTATAGCCAAGGAGGAAGTCGTTGCCTTTGGTTGCGACTCTCATCTTTCGGTCATCTAGGGCTATGAGCGTGTAGGATCTGTCCTCGTCATCACCCCTCCACTCTTGAAGTGCTGCTATAATCTCATCTAGCGTCATCGTCTTGTTTCGTTTTGTAGTTCCTTCTCTGCGTCGACTGCCTGAATCATATTGTTGAGCACGTCTACTCCTTGCTTGTGTGTTTCCCGTAGCCCCATCATAGAGTCATTGAGAGCTTTGTATGCTTCAGCGTCCACCATATTCCCATCTTGCAAGGAGATTCGTCTTACTCTGCGATAGATGTCTAATATGTTAGTTAGTACCTCGGTCAGATCTGACGCGAGATCCAGTATACCTTCTAATCCTCTTTGTGTCATAGTCTTGTTCGTTTAGTTGTTTCTCATTCACTAGCCAACAGCCAATAGCTAACAGCTAACAGCCAACAGCCATCTCTCACCAGCTCTCCTGCCACATACGCATGATCTCCTTGCCCTCCACATAAGGCATGTTATTCATCTTGCGATAGCCACAGCGCAGCACGCCACGCTCTATAGCTCGGCTGATCGTCTTCGCATTCACACCCAGTATCTTCGCCGCCTCTCGCAGCGAGTACCTAGCCGTAGGCGGTACATTCGGTTTCTCATTCACCATATCCTTATCTGTTTTATTGTTGTTCTTATTCCGCTTTCATTCTCCTAGAGCGCCCCAAGAACTACCGAGAGAACAGCCATCGGTAAAACCTTACCCAGCGTATCTCCCTACGCTTCCTGCGAACCTCCATAAGCACCCTCGGACTCTCTTGTTGCTCCATCGGTAAGCTCTTGTAGTAGGCTCGCACCGCTCTGCACGTCTTGAGCTCTCGTATGCGCTCTATTGCTCTATATACTTCATCTAGGTTTATCATATCCTTATATCTGTTTTGTTCCTATTATAGGGTGGATAGCTCCCGCCCCCCTATCAACTACTCAATCATCTCGTCACACACACATCAGCGAGCGGGGCTATCCATATCTCTCTATCCTCTAGCTCTTAGCCTTTAGCCGTTAGCTTTTGGCCAGCCAATAGCCAACAGCCAATAGCTAATAGCCAACTAATCTCTCCTCTATCTCATCATCCAGCACCTGCATCAATGACAGATAGTAGTTCGACTGATCCAGCAGCACCCTCTCCAGCCTATGCTTAAGCTCGATAGCCTCATCACACACCTCCGTGTAGTTCGTCGCAGACCCACTCATGTTGTACTCACCCAACTCATAAGCCGACCGCACCAACTGCGTGAACGAGTCCACAGCTCGCTCACGATCCTCCAGCAACGCACGCATACTCATACCCTCAGGCTCCACAGCCTTCACCTTTGCTTCTATATCCTTCAGTAGCATACTCTTGTTTTTCTAGTCCTTTTTCTATTACTTTGTAGTCTTACTTACACCCAAGGGATCTTTTGTCCTCCCCTTTCTGATGCAAAGGTAGAAAAAACTTCAATACAAACCAAGCTTTTCAAGAACTAATTTCAATATGAACGAAGAGAGATGTATCGATAGGTTCGATAAATATATGAACTACAGCGGATTAAATGACAATCAAGTCACAAAAGACGCAGAACTTTCTGTAGGAACAATCGGAAAATCCAGACAACCAAACAGAGATTTGTCTAACAGGGTGTTGAATAAACTTCTACAAACATACCCAGACCTCAATCATGTTTGGCTCCGCACAGGCGAGGGCAGTATGCTCAACAGCGACACCCCCGAGCAGTTGACAGAGCCACGCGAGTTCTCACTAGACCAGTGGGACGAAGCCGTCGCCTTTGCCGACCGCATGGGCGTTGACCTCGTACCACTATACACCGAGCCATTCCAGGCAGGAAACAAAGGGAACCGCATCATCGAGGCATGGAACGAAGTCGAGTCCGTCTGGGCACTCCCCGACATCAAAGCCGACGAACTAATCATCGTACGGGGCGACTCCATGGAGCCCACACTACCCGAAGGCACAGCCGTCGCCGTCAAGCAATACCACTTCTACCCCGACGAACCCCTCAGCATACCCTTTGGCGAGATCTTCGGCATCGAGCTGCGCACCAGCGACGACCCCACAGACAGCGACAGCGTGCAAGCCTTCTTCAAGCGCATACGCAAGCACCCCGACCACAACAAGCACCTCACACACTGGATAGCACACTCCGACAACCCCCGCTACGAAGACTTCGAGATACGCATCGACCGCATCGCACGCCTCTGGCGCGTCCGAGCCAGCATCACCATCCAGCGCTACAACTAACCCACCCACTACCCAATACAAATCAATCAAACAAAAACGATTATGACAGACATCAACTCAACCCCAACCACAAACATCGGAATGGACACCACCCCCACAAAGAGCAGTGTCCCCAACACCCTCCGAGGCGTGGCGATCTTTATTCAAGTCATCGGCATCATCGCAGGGAATATCTCACTCTTTGCCTTTGTCGTCTCACTGAGCGAAGCCCCAGCCCTTTTTCTGATGTTAGAGTTCGCAGGAATCATAATATTTCCCCTCATAGGGATATTAGCCTCTGCGAGGCTAAAGGCACTTGCGATAATCACTGAGGCCGCACAGCTCTACAGAGAGCTTCACACCCCAAAGTCGGAAGACAAGCCAGCCTCACCAGAGAACCCCGACAAGGGAGATCTGTAGGAGCCGACCCAAAGTCCAATCCAACATCTTATCGAAAGGATATAGTCACAACAGAGCAATGTAGACGTGTACCCGATACAGCACGATCGTACCCACGTCACCACCGACGTGTACCCGATCTCGCCGATTCGTACCCACATCACACCCAAACCAACCCCAAAAACCAACCCAAACCACCCAAATCATTTGCAACGCATTTGCACGCCACACGATTGAAACCGTGCAAACGCACCACAACAAACCACGTAAATCCGCCAATATCAGCACTTCCGCACCCTCAAAATCTTACTCATAATCAGGGAGTCCTTGGTTCAAGCCCAAGTGGGACCACCA